CAGGAAATAAACGCCGAACTGATTGAGGACGTTCCGGGCGCATTGTGGACGCGGACGCTGCTCGATGCGGCGAAACTGAAGCCCGACGAGAGCGTGCCCGATCTCGTGCGCGTGGTGGTGGGCGTCGATCCGTCCGGCACGCGCGGCGGCGACGATCGCGACAGCGTCGGCATCGTGGCCGCGGGCAAGGGCGTGGATGGCCGCGCCTATGTGCTGGCCGATTACACCTGCTCGCTCTCGCCCCATGGCTGGGGCAGGCGCGTGTCCGAAGCGGTGGAGCGACATACCGCCGATTGCGTGGTGGCCGAACAGAATTTCGGCGGTGCGATGGTCGAAAGCGTGCTCTCGGCGTCCGGTATCAGCGCGCGGGTCAAAATGGTGACTGCCTCGCGTGGCAAGATCGTGCGCGCCGAACCGATCGCGGCACTCTACGAGCAGTCGCGCGTCCGCCACGCATCGAAACTCGATGCGCTGGAGGATCAGCTCTGCGCCTTCACCACCGAAGGCTATGTTGGCCAGCATTCGCCCGACGGCGCCGATGCGGCGATCTGGGCACTGACCGAACTGATGCTGCCGTCCGGCGGCGAACATGCGTGGCTCGAATTGGCCGAGCAAAAGATGCGGCAGAGAGCCATCGCCGCCTGAGTTTTGTGAGTGGAGTTCTCCCCCTCACCCCAGCCCTCTTCCCCTGCCGGGGGCGAGGGGGCGCATTGAGTTTGCCTCGCCCCCTTTGGGGGAGAGGTCGGCGCGAAGCGACGGGTGAGGGGGAAGCGATGTCGAACATCAAACAATTCCGGAATCCAAACCATGCCCGATCTATCGACACCCGGCGCGCGCGTGACGGAAGTGCCGCCGTCTTTACTGGCGCGCGTTGGACAGGCCGTGCGCTATGCGATTTCCGGCGTCACGCCCGCCACCTGGTTCGGCCCGATGCAACCGCTCAAGCCCTTCGCGCCCGAAGGCACGGGCGGCCGCGCCTTCGACTATCCCGTCGGCTACAATCTGCAATACCAGCCGCGCTACGACGAGCCGGTGTCGTTCGCCGATCTGCATGCGCTCGCCGACAATTGCGACATGCTGCGCCTCGTGATCGAGACGCGCAAAGACCAGATCGAATGCCAGCAATGGGATGTGCGTCCGCGAAAATTGCCGGACGGCTCGCATCCCGCGGCCAGCGATTTCGCGGCGGAGATCGGGGCGGCCAAGGATTTCTTCGCCGCGCCCGACCGCGAGCATGATCTCGCCGGCTGGATTCGCATGCTGGCGGAGGACATGTTCGTCACGGATGCCGTGTCGATCTATGTGCGGCCCGATCGCGCCGGGCGCATCTACGGTTTCGACATCGTCGACGGCGACACGATCAGCCCGCGCATCGACGCTTACGGTCGCACGCCTGAGGCGCCGGATGTCGCCTATCAGCAGATATTGCACGGCGTGCCGGCGGCGGATTTCTCGCGCGACGACCTCATCTATTTCCCGCGCAACCGGCGACCGGGGCATGTCTATGGCTTTTCGCCTGTGGAGCAGATCGTCGTCACGGCCAATATCCTCATCCGCCGCGAGATGCATCAGCTGGCCTATTACACGGATGGCAACCTGACCGACGGAATCTTCACCTCTCCGGCGGGCTGGACGACCGAGCAGATCAAGGGCTGGCAGAACTACTGGAACAGTTTTTTCGTCGGCAATCTGCAGACGCGCCGGCAGGGACTGTGGGTTCCGAGCGGCGTGGATTTCAGATCGCTGAAGCCGCCTGTGCTCAAGGACCCATACGACGAGTTTCTGGCGCGGCTCATCTGTTTTGCATTCTCGGTCAGCCCGCAACCTTTCGTGTCGATGATGAATCGCGCGACGGCGGAATCGGCGCATGACGCGGCGCTCGAGGAGGGTCTCATGCCCGTACTCAATTATTTCCGCCGGCTGTTCCGCATCCTGTTCGACCGCATGGGTTGGACCGATATCGAGATGGTGCCCGTCGACGACCGCGAGATGGACGCCGCCACGGCGGATGCGATCGATGTCGCGGATGTGCAGGCCGGCATCCGCACCGTCAACGAAGTGCGCGCGGCGCGGGGGCTGTCGCCGTTGCCGGGTGGGGACCAGCCCAGGGCCGCTGAGAAGACGCAACAATGATTTTCAAAAGGAGTTCTTCCATGGATTTTCGCCTTTTCATTCCCATCACCAAGGTCGATGTCGCGCGGCGCCTCGTCTACGGCACGATCGCGGAAGAGATCGCCGACCGGTCCGGCGAAATCATGGACTACGCCAGCGCCAAACCGATGTTCCAGGCCTGGTCGAGCGACATCGAGAAAGCGTCGAACGGCAAGAGCCTGGGCAATCTGCGCGCGATGCACGGCAATGTTGCGGCCGGAAAGCTCGAGCAACTCGCGTTCGACGACGAGGCGCGCAAAATCCTGTGCTGCGGCAAGGTCGTGGACGACAATGAATGGAAAAAAGTGCTCGACGGCGTCTACACCGGGTTCTCGATGGGCGGCAATTACGCGCGGCGCTGGCAGGATGAAACCCAGCCCCATCTGATGCGCTATACGCCGCAGCCGGTGGAAGTGTCGCTCGTCGACAATCCCTGCATTCCCACGGCCACGTTCGAAGTGCTGAAGGAAGACGGGTCGTGCGAGCTGCGAAAGTTCCAGTCGCGGGGCGAGGCGATCGCCAAGATCGGTGCGCGGAATTCGAAAGCCGACCTGGCGCGGCTGCAGGCGCTGCACGATCTGGCGGTCGAACTCGGCGCGCAATGCGATAGTGCTGCGCATGATGATGCGGATGACGACGGCGACGATGACGCCGACAAAAACGCGCGGGATGCTCTCGCAAAAAGGCTGGCGGATATCGCGAAGCGGTTGGAACATGTGGAAGCGCAGCCCGCGGGCGGCGGTCCGGTGCTCAACACCAAGGCGATCGCGAAAGGTTCGCCGGCGGAGTTCGCGGGCGACCCCATAAAAGCGTTCCAGAAGCATCTCGATACGCTGTCGCCGGACCAGCGCGCGCTGGCGTTGATGAAATTCTCTCTCGCCAATCCGATGAGCGTGCTCCCGGGCACGCGGGAGAGATAGTTCGACCGCCAATCCGGCGCTTCGCATCGATGCGTTCGTCGAATGCGCCTCTTTTTCATTTTTTTCTCACCAACACCGAAAGGACCCCCTGCGATGAACATCACCGCGGAAACGATGGGCTTGATGAAACAGGCTCTCAAGAACGGCAGCGCGGAGCTCGCCAAGGCCGTGACGACCGGCTCCGGCCTCACCTTCTACGATCTCCAGGCGCCGGCGAAGAATTTGTATCCCACCGTCACCAAGCTCCGGAACATGACGCCGCGCGTCGGCCGTCCCGCGGGCTATGGCACGCAGGCGAACTGGAAGGTCGTATCCGCGCTCATCGGCTCGGGCTTCGACGCCATGGGATGGATTCCGGAAGGCCAGCGTTCCGCCGCCATGTCGCACACCACGACCAACGCGTCGGCTCCTTATGTGACGCTGGGCGAGGAAGATTACCTCACGCTTGAAGCGGAGGCGGCCGCCATCGGTTTCGAAGACCTCGACGCCACTGTGTCGATGCGTCTCTTGCAGAAGACGATGCGCAAGGAAGAGACGGGCCTGCTTGGCGGCAATGCGAGCCTGGCGCTGGGCGTACCGTCTACGCCCGTGCTCAGCGCGCGCGCCGATTCCAATTCCACGCTGCCTTCGCTCACTTATTCGGTGATCGTGGTCGCGCTGACGCAGGAAGGCTGGCTCAACTGCAAGGGCAATCCTGCCAACGGCATCACGCCGTCCAAGACGATCACGGGCATGGACGGGCAGACCTATAACCTGAACGGCGGCAGCTCGAACAAATCGGCCAATGCGACACAGGCGACCGTGCTGGGAACGTCAGGCCTCGCCTGTTCGGTGGCGCCGGTTCTGGGCGCGGTTGCCTATGCGTGGTTCGTGGGGGCTGCGGGATCGGAAACCTTGCAGGCGATTACGACCATCAACAGCACCTATTTCAACGCGCCGCTCGCGACGGGGCGCCAGGCCGCCACCACCATCACGGGCGACAATTCCACCAACGCGCTCGCCTTCAACGGGTTTCTCACCAATGCCTTCCAGGGCGGCACGGTCGTCACGCAGGCGACCGGCACGGCGGGCGCGGGCACGCCGCTCACAGCGTCCGGCCGCGGTTCGATCGTCGAGATCGACACGCTACTCAAAACCATGTGGGACAATTACCGCCTCGGGCCCACGGTGCTGTTCGTCTCCAGCCAGGAGCAACAGAACATCACCAACAAGGTGCTCACCAACGCGTCGGGGCCGCTGCTGCGCTACGATGTGTCGGCGACGCCAGGCCAGCCTTATGCGATCGCGGCGGGCGGGCAGATTCGCTACTACTACAATCCCTATGTCGGTGGCGGCATGGAGCAGCCGGGAACCGGTCCCACGGGCGGCGGCGACATGATCCCCGTCATAGCCCATCCCGATCTCGCGGCGGGCACGCTCTTCGCGCATTGCGAGAGATTGCCCGAATGGTATCAGTCGAATGAAGTCCCCAACGTCGCCGAAGTGATCACGCGGCGCGACTACTATCGCATCGACTGGCCCATGCGCACGCGCCGTCGCGAATACGGCATCTATGCCGAAGAAGTGCTGGCAGTCTATGCGCCCTTCGCGATGGGCCTCATCACCAACATCGCCAACGGGTGAATTCGTTTCGATCTTCCCCCTCACCGCTCGCTTCGCTCGCCACCTTTCCCCCTTTGGGCGAGAGGGCAGGGTGAGGGGGAGCACCTATCTACAAGGACTCTCTGAACAATGGCCGCAAACGATCTGTGTCAGCTGGCCGACGTCAAGCTGTGGCTCGGGCGAACGGATGCGAATTCCGATGCGCTGCTGGCGGCACTCATCACCCGCGCCAGCCGCGCCATCCTGTCCTATCTGCGGCGCGGATTTCTACTGCCGCACAGCGTGAGCGAGCGGCGCGACGGAACCGGCACAACGGCGATGGTGCTGAAGCAATGGCCGGTCATCGCCGTCAATAGCGTCACGATTGAAGACCGTGTCGTGCCGCAAGCCTTCGCGAACGGAACTGCGGGCTGGACCTGCGAAGCGTGGGACGGCGCGCCGCCCGGTCGACCGCAAACCCTGTCGCTGAACGGCTATGCGTTCGGGTGTACATGGCCCGGCGCGGTCAACGCGCAGAACGTTCTGATCGTATATGAAGCGGGTTATCAGGTGAGCGCCGAACCGCAGACCGTCGTGGACGGCGCGGCTACGGTGCTCGCGCCCTTTGGCGCCTGGGCGTCCGACATCGGCGTCGCCTATGCGGATGGAACAGCACTCGCGCCCGTCGAGAGCACGCCGGCGATGGGCCAATACGCGCTCGGCGCCACGCCCGGCCAATATGTGTTCAATACCGGCGACGATGGCGCCGCCATCGCGATCAGCTACGGCTACATCCCGTTCGATGTCGCCGACGCCTGTGTCGAGCTGGTGAGCGAACGGTTCAAATATGCGCAGCGCATCGGCGAGAGGACGCATTCCCTGGGCGGCAACGAAACCGTCTCGTTCGATAATACGCGCTTCACGCCGCTCATCGAGGCGATGCTGCAGCCTTATCGCAATGTGACGCCGGTTTGAGCGCGCGCACGACCATAAGGTACATTCATGTCAACCATAACTGCCAAAGTCGACGCCACATGCGTCGTAGCAAAGCTTGACGCGCTGCCCGCGAAGCTGCGCGAAGGCGTGCGCGCGGCAGTGGAAACCGGAACGCGGCAATTACAGGCGTCGGTACAACGCAAGTTGAGCGGCGAGGTGCTCGATCCGCGCTCCGGCCGGTTGCGCGCGAGCATCGCAGCATCGGTCGCGGGTCTGGAGGGTAGCATCTCCAGCGATGCCCCCTATGCGCGCATCCAGGAATTCGGCGGCCGCATCAACGTGCCGGCGGTGACACCGGTGCAGGCGATGGTGTTGGCCTTCCCGTATGGCGGCAGGCTGGTGTTCACCGCGCGAACCGCGGCCCACACGGTCAACATTCCGGAGCGCTCTTACATGCGCACGTCGCTGGCCGAGATCGTACCTGTCTTCGTTGCCGGTATCCGCAAGATCGTGGAGGAGGCAGCCGCATGAACGCTTTCTCGCGCGAGCAAATCTATTCCGCGCTGTTCGCTCTGGTCGGCGGCGCCGCGGATTTCGTAACGGCCACGCGGCGCGTCAAGGAATATTCCGACGTCGACCAGGCGACGCAACCCGCGATCCTGCAGGTGGAACTGGGCGAGAAATGGGACGCGCCGCCCGGCATGCCGCCGCTCGTGACGCTGGCCGCCAGGCTCTTCATCTATTGCGAGACGGGCGATCCCACCGCAATCGTCTCGACCGCGCTCAACGGGTTACTCGATGCGGTAAGTGCGGCCCTCGCGCCCGCATCCGACGCGGAAGAGCGCCAGACGCTGGGTGGCCTCGTCTTTCATTGCCGCATCGCCGGCGACGTGACGATCGCCGAAGGGCTATCGGGACAATCCGAAGCCGTCGTGCCGATCGAAATTCTTGTCAACAATTGAACGCTCAAGGAGCAGCTACGCATGACCACCGCTCTCAATGGAAAAAAGATCTTCGGCCCCGGCCGTTTCTTCGGCATCAACAACGTCACCAACCCGACGCCGATGCGGCCTTATCTCGTCCAGGACCAGTCCGTCACGTTCAAACGCGACGTGAAGGACATCTATGGCGAAAACCAGCTCGCCGCGGATGTGGCGAGCGGCACGCTTGGCGTGACCGGCAAAGTCACATTCGGCACATCGAATGCGCGGTTGTTCGCCGATCTCTTGTTCGCGGATGCGGGCGGGATCGGACAGATCAACGAAAGCGACGGCGAACTGGGCGTCGTCGCGGGTACGACGCCCTATATCGTCACGGTCGCCAACAGCGCCACCTGGACCGTCGATCTCGGCGTAATCGCTGTGGCGACGGGCGCGCGTTATGCCCGCGTTGCGAGCGGCGCGGAAATCGCCGGCGCGTCCTATTCGGTCGCGGCCGGCGTTTACACGTTTGCGTCGGGCGATGAAGGCAAGCAGATGAAAATCTCCTACCTCTATGGTGTCGCCGGGACGGGCGAGACGGTCACGCTCACCAACCAGAAGCAGGGCAAGGTGGGGAATTTCACCAGCGTCATGGTGTTCCCCTGGGGTACGGAGCAGGACGTGCTCACGCTCAATTCCTGCCTTCTCTCCGACACGGAAATTTCGAGCAAGATGGCGGACTACGCCAAACCCACGCTCGGATTTTCGGCCGCCTGCGACACGACCGATACGCTGGGCACGTTCAGCTTCGCGGAAGCGGCGTAACGATGAGCGGCGAAGAGCAAAATACGATGAGCCCGTGAGGGCGAAGAGCAAAATAGAGGCACTCATGGATGAACGCGAACGCAAGCGCGTGGGCGAGACACGTCGGCTTATTTTCGAGAATATCGCCAATGGTGTTCCTGTCGATCGGGTGATGGAAACCTTCGCACTGTCGAATCTCGAAGTGCAGAAGGAAGTCGCCTTCGTCGCCGGGAAGATCCGGGAATATCGTTTCCGGCGCTGCGCGGATGGCTCGCCACATGGCGCGCCGCCGCTTCCCTGCGACACGTTCGCGGAAATCCGGCAGAACCGCAAAGCCTTGCTGGAAACGCTGGCGAAGCTTGGTCCGCTTTATCTTTCGTCGGACCTCATTCTGCCGCGCATCCAGATTCAGAAGCTCGACCATCCCGAAATGGTTCGGGAAGCGGCTTTTCGCATGAGCCACGCCCGATGACGGAACCCGCAACCTTCGATGCCAGAACGACGCCGGCCGTGACTCTCGGCGGCAAAGACTGGCCGATCCCGGAACTCGCGCCCCGGCAATACACGCAGATCTGGGGCGACCTCGTCGAATTGACTTCGGCGCTCGATGCGAGCGAGGCCGGCGAATTCGGCGCGCGCGTGCTGAAGCTCACGACCGCGCAATTCGGCCGGATGCAGGATTGCGTTTATGTGGGCCTCACCCGCGCGCATCCGAGCCTCACGCGCGACGAGTATCTCGACATGGCGTGCTCGACCGGGGAGATCGTGCGCGCATTCCTCGTGGTGCGCATGCAGACGGGCTTGTTCGGCAAGCGTGACGGAGACTCCGCTGCGGGGGAAGCCCGGGCGGCGGAGCGCCCGACTGGGACCATCTGATCGCGCGCGCCTGCCGCTATTTTGGCGGCACGCCCGATTATTGGTGGGACGCCCTCACGATCCGCCGCCTCAAAGCGCAGGAAAAGGAATTGGCGCTGCGCCCGCCCGCCGAGTCTTTCTTGGCGGGATATTTCCGCTATCGGCCGCCGTCTTCCGGCGAGGTGGTGAAGGAAGCGCACAAATCCGAGCTCGCAGAATTCGAGCCTTGAACACAATTCGACAACAACACCGGTCCCAAAATGCCCAACGACAACACCGTTGAAATCCGCATCGGCGCCCAGCTCGATTCGTCGCTGGAGGCGAGCGCCAAACAGGCGATAAGCGCTTTCGACGCCATCGGCGCATCCGCGGCGGAAAGCTTTGGCGCCGTGGCGCCCGCGGCCGACACAGCGACGACGGCAATGGCACAGATGGCCACCGCGGCAAAGCAATCCGCGGCAACCGCGATCGAAAGCGCGCGCCAGGCGGGCGACGAAATCCTTTCGAACGATCGTATCGGCAGCGACGAAAAGCTCGCGGCGGCGAGGGCGGTCTGGGATCAGTTGCTATCCGGAACGCAGCTCAGCGCGCAGCAGCGCATTCAGGTCGAACGCGACGAAGCCGAACAGGAAAGCCGGATCGGACAACAGGCGACGCGCGAAGCGGAAGAGGCCGCGCGCCGCGCGCTCGCGACGGATACCGAAATCGCGCGCCTGCAGCTCGAAGCGAAGAAGCAGGCGCTTGAGCAGGAGGTTGCGGCGGGCGAACTCTCGAAGGGCCAGGAACTGGAACAACTGTTCGAACTGACGGAAGCACGGGACCGCGCGGCGATCAGCCAGGAACTGTCGGCGCGATCCGCCGTGGATTTCACGACCGCGGCCTATGCGCAGATGAGCGACGAGATCCGCAAGGATTATGCGAGGCTTGCGCTGGATGTCGCGGAGTACCAGCGGCAGATTGCGGCGAGCGCCGCGGCGATGGCGAGGGATGCGGCGAAAAGTTGGGAGGACGCGAACCGGGAAGTGATCGGGTCCGAAGACCAGCTCGTCCAGGGCATTTTCCGCGGCCGCGAGACGCTGGGCCGCCTGCTCGAAGGGCTGGCGCGCGATCTGGTCGAGAAAGAGATCGAAAGCGATCTCAATTACTGGAGCGAGCGCCTGCTGCTCGATGCCGAGGGCCACGCGACGGAAGCGACGGGCGAGAAGGCCGGCCTCCTCATGCGCGCGCTGATGGGACAGCAGGAAACCGCGCTGACGGTGGAGCAGGCGGGCGCGCAGATGAACGCCCAGGTCTCGGCAATCCTAACGGCCAATGCCGCGAAATCGGCCGCGCAATCCGAAGGCATGGCGCAATCCATCGCGATGGGCTCGGCCACGATCATGAACGATGCGTCCAAAGCCGCGGCGTCCACTTACGCCGCGGTGGCGGATATCCCCATCGTGGGGCCGTTCCTTGCGCCTGCTGCGGCCGGCGCGGCATTCGCGGCGGTTGCGGCCTATGACACGCTCACGAGTGCCGCAGGCGGCCAGTACCAGGTGCTGGACGACGGTCAGCTCACGGAGCTGCACCGCAACGAGATGGTGATGCCGGCCAGCATCGCCGATCCCATGCGCGGCTTTTTCGACGGCAGCCTTGCGGGCGCCCGTGAAGCCGCTGCGCCGTCTGCGACGAACCATTATCACTTCAACAATTCCTACAATCTGTCGGCGCTCGACATGGCTGGCATGGAGGGCGTGATGCGGCGCAATTCGGCGCAGATCATGCAACACGCGCGCAATCTCGCCCGCAATCAGGTGCGGCGATGAGCGCGCGAGCGCGAAGAGCAAAAAAAGCGACAGGCGCGCGAGCGCGAAGAGCGGAATAGACCATGACCAACTGTATTTTCCCCAAGCTGCGAGGACTATCGTGGAGCGTGCATGAGCGGCCGCAGACCTCCACGCGCATCTCGAAACATGTCTCGGGGCGCGAGGTGCGCGCGCAGCTTTACAAATATCCGCTTTACGAATTCGAACTCACCTATGGTGGACTTTCGGCGTCCGCCGATCCGGCCGCCAGCAATCTCGGCGCGCAATCGTTGCAAACACTGGAAGCGTTCTGGCTGGCGCGCGGCGGCGCCTTCGACACGTTCCTGTTCCGCAAGGCGGATGCGACGGGTCATGTGTGGGACAGCCAGGCGGAAGGCCAGCTGCTGGGGATCGGTGACGGCGTCACGACGGATTTCGTCTTTCTGCGGCAACTGCTAACGACCTGGAGCGAACCTGTCGGCGCGGTCGAACCGCTGGGGCTCAATGTTTATGTGGGTGGCATGTTGCAGCCGGCTTCGGCCTGGTCGCTCGTCTATCCGAACCTGCTCAGCTTTGCATCCGCGCCCGCTTTGGCCGCGCAGGTGACCGCCGATTACAGCTTCTATTTCCTCTGTCGATTCGGCGACGACACGACCGATTTCGAGAACTTTGCTTACAATCTGTGGACCAACCAGTCCGTCAAATTGCAGACGGTGAAATACCCATGAAAACCTCGACCGGAAACCTGCAGGCCTATCTCGCGGCGATCATCGGACGCACGATTCCACCCGAGACGCTCATGGCGGATTGCTTCACTTTCACGCTCCAGAACGGCAACCAGTATCGCTATACCAACGCCGATACGAATGTGAGCTTCTACGACTACGACGCCACGAACGAAACCAGCGGCGCCCTGGGGCTGGGGTCGCCGGGCGCCATGATCCTTGCGCAGGCTGGCGAGGCGCCGATCGCCACCTTTCTCGCCAATACGGTCCGGATCGGCGGACTCAAATATTCCGTCAAGATCGGCGTGGATGTGGACGAGCAGGATGTGACGATCTCCTGTGTCACGCCGCCTGTTTACGCGCAATCGCCGGACGCTGCGCAAAGCGGCGTGCTCGATGCGGGCGAGTTGGGCGCGATGACGCTGAGCGCAGGCCCTTACAATTCGCCGGCCTATGGCGCGTCGCAGGAACTGGTCGAGGGCGTGCCGTTCCTGCAGGCGTTGCGCCAGGGCCTGTTCGACTATGCCTATCTGCAACGCGACCGCGCTTTCCTGCCGGCATGGGGGGCGCCGCCGATCGGCGCCGTCACCCTGTTTCACGGGCGCGTTTCGAGTATCGACAAGATCGGACGCACCGAGGCGCAAATGAAGGTCAAATCCGATCTCGTGCTGCTCGACATCGATTTTCCGCGCAACCTCTATCAGGCCACATGCGGGCACATTCTCTACGATGCGGGCTGCACGCTGAACAAGGCGAGCTTCGCCGTCACGGGCGTGGCGGGAACCGGCAGCACGAACCAGATAATCGCCTGGGCCAATTCGGAGCCTGCCGATTATTTCGACCAGGGCACGATCCGGTTCACCAGCGGTGTGCTGGCGAATCTCACTGCGACGGTCAAGGATTCGTCGTCGTCGTCGCTCACGATCGCGGGTGTGCTGCCCGTAGCCCCGCAGCCGGGCGATACGTTCGATGCGTACCCGGGCTGCGATCACACGACGGGCGCGAATGGCTGCGCGAAGTTCAGCAATCTTGCGCATTTTCGCGGCTATCCCCGCGTGCCCCCGCCTTCGACGGCGTATTGAAGATGACGAAAAACATTCCACCTCCCCCTTGCGGGGAGGTCGAAATGCGAAGCATTTCGGGTGGGGGGCTTGGGGTGGCAGTCCCCCCACCCGGATCGCCTCGCCCAACTGTGCTCGGCTCTCCGGTCCCCCCTCCTGGGGGAGGCGAAATTTCAGACGAAGCGGCGCAACGCGCGGCGGTGGTCGCCGAAGCGCGCAGCTGGCTCGGCACGCCCTACGCCCATGCGCAAGGCCTGAAACGCGCCGGCGTGGATTGCGGCACGCTCCTTGTGCGTTGCTTCGTCGACAGCGGCATTGTGGAGCCGTTCGATCCGCGACCTTATTCGCGGACCTGGTTCCTGCACCGCGACGAGGAGAAATATCTGGATCACATTTTCGCGCGTGGCGGCGAGATCGCAGAGCCGCCGCGATCCGGCGACATCGTCATGTGGCGGATCGGCCGGCTCTATGCGCATGGCGCGATCGTGAGCAAGTGGCCGCGCGTCATTCATGCCTATGCGCCCGCGCGCATGGTGATCGAAACCGACCTGTCGCTGCCGGGCGTGTGCAGCGACGAACGCGAACATCCGAAACGATTTTTCAGCGTGTGGAAACACGATGAGCGCGCGAGCGCGAAGAGAGAACAAATATGAGCTTTCTCATTCAGCCCGGACCGACGAACAAGGCGCCGAACTATACCGGCGTGCAGGTTCAGACGTCGATCAACACGCTGCCTGTTCCCGTGTTCTGGGGCACGGGCAAGCTCGCACCCAACATCGTCGAATACACGGATTTCGAGGGCAAGAAGCAGAACGAGGGCGGGAAGGGCGGCGGCAAGGGCGGCACGGAGGATTATTCCGCCACGGTCGAACTCGCCTTCGCGGAAGGCCCGGTCGATGGCGTGCCGCTCGTGATCGTCAATACGAATACGCTGCGGACGCTTTCCGATCTCGGCATGACGCTGATCCCGGGAACTTATCCCGATCAATCGCCCTGGTCCTATATGACCGCGGCCCATCCGGACGATGCCTTCCCCTATCCCGGAACGGCGATCCTGGCGCGCGAGAATTATGGCCTGGGTTCGAGCGCCGCGGTGCCGAACCACAATATCCTCGCGCAGCGGCTCACGGGCTTTCAGGCCGCCTGGTGCAACCCGACGACGATCAACGCCACGACCTATCCGAAGCTCGCCGCGGCGTTTGCCGACGGTATCGCCACCGCGGACTTAGCGCTATGCATCCAGGATCTTCTCACCAGCGCGCAATATGGCGTGACGGAATTTCCCGCCGCGTCGATCGATACGTCCACGCTGCTGTCGAGCGGCGCAGCTGTGACAACGGGCGACGGGGCGCTGCAGACCTATCTGCGGGCGCTGGGCCTGGGCCTCTGTCCCGTGCTCGATAGCCAGGAAACCGCACAATCGATTCTGCAGCGCTGGCTGCAGATCGCCAATTGCGCGGCGGTGTGGTCTGGCACGGCGCTCAAATTCATTCCGTATGGCGACGAAACCATCGCCGCCAATGGCGTCACCTATGTGCCGGACCTTTCGATCGCCTACAGCATCGGCGACGACGATTTCGTGGGCGACGCGAACGCCGATCCCGTGCAGATCGCGCGCAGCGATCCGGCCGACGCCTATAATGTGGTGCGCGTCGAAATCACGACCGACGATGGCTGGTTCGCCTATCTGCCGGTGGAAGCGCGCGACCAGAACGCCATCGAACTTGCCGGCGGCGACCGCATTATGCCCACCGTGACCGCTCATGAAATCGTGGGCGCCACGAACGGACAGCTGGTGGCGCAGCTCATCCTCCAGCAGGGGCTTTATTGGCGCAATACGGCGACATTCAATCTGTCGTGGGAATTCTGCCTGCTGGAGCCGATGGATTTCATCCAGATCAGCGACGCCAATCTGGGCCTCGCGAATGCGGTCTACCGCGTGCTGTCCATCGAAGAAGACGACCGGGGCGAACTCACGGTGACCGCGCAGGAATATGTGCCGGGCGCGTCCACCGCCCCGGGCTACGCGACGCAGGATACGTCGTCCAACGTGCCGGACTCCGGGCTGGTCGCGAGCGCGGTCAACGTGCCCGTGATCTTCGAGCCCAGTTCGTCGCTCTCGGGCGCGCCGCAGATCTGGACCTGCGTGTGCGGCGGCGGAGGCGGCTACGACCCCAATTGGGGCGGTGCGAATGTCTACCTATCCACGGACGGCACCAATTATTCGCAGGTGGGCGTCGTCGCGGGACCCGCGCGGATGGGCGTTCTCGCCGCCTCGCTGGCTGCCTATGGCGGCGCCAATCCGGACGATACGAACACGCTCAATGTCGACCTCTCCGAAAGCCAGGGCACGCTTGACTCTGTTACGCCGGCCGACGCAGCCGCCGGTCAGACACTGTGCTATTGCGACGGCGAATTGCTTGCCTTCACCACCGCCACGCTCACGGCGCCCTATTGCTACGCGCTGACCGGTCTTTACCGCGGGCTCTACGGCACGACGGCGGGCGCGCATGCGAGCGGGGCACAATTCGCCAGGCTCGACCAGTCGGTCTTCGAATACGATCTGCCCCGCGCCTATATCGGCGTGCCGGTCACGATCAAATTCGAATCCTTCAACGTATTCGGCGACGGGCTGGAGGATCTTTCGAGCGCGACGGCCTATAGCTACACGCCTCAGGGTACGGGTTATGGCGGCGGGGCAGGCGGCGCGCCCACCACGCCCACGGGCTTTGTCGCCACCGCCTATACCCATGCGGTCAACACGAATTGGAGCGCCAACCCGCCGGCGGACAATGTGACGGCCTATAGCGTGTTGCGCGCGCTCGGCACCTATACGGGGGCGCCGCCGATGTCGGCGTCGACGATCTGGAGCGGGGATTCCACCGCCTACAACGATTCCTCGCCGCTGCCGAGCACGACCTACACCTATTGGGTGACGGCTACGAACGCGGCCGGTGCGAGTGCTGCATCCGTTCCGCAGACCGTCACCACCGGCGTCGATTTCAGCTGACGCCTCTCTTTCAACTTCGGACAAGGAAAACACGATGGGCAATCCCGCGCCTCCGCCCGCATCCTATGCGCTGTTGAGCGCATTGACGGGCTATGCCAACGGCCAGGTCCTGACGCAGGCCGAACTCGACGCAATCGGCAATCTCGTCTTGCGCGGCGACGGCAACGGCAATTTCGCTGAGATCAAGACGCTACGCGTGGGGCCGACCGGCTTTGTGTGCAGTGACACGCAAAGCGGCATCTGGCTGGCCCAGAACGCTTACACCGACGATGGCACCAACTGGTATGCGTTCAATTCGGCGCTCGGCGCTTACGCGATCCAGTTCACGGTGAACGGCGTCGTTCTCAATTTTGCGCCAGCCACCTCGGGCGCCATCGTCTGGCAGCCGTTTACGGCGTTCTCGAACACCGCGCAGGGCAACACCGATGCCGTCGAAGAACAGATCAATGCGCTGCAGGTGGCGATCGGCGTGCTGCAGAATGCGGCTTACAATGGCGGCTTCAAGCCGTTCACGGGCGGCCCTGCGAGCGCTGCGACCACGACGGCGCTTCCCGCCAATACATATAATAATGGCGCGGCGGGCGTGGGCGCCACACTGACGGGCACGACAAACGGCGCTTTGCCCATGATCGACGGACAGACGCTTGCCGCGGGGCAACGTCTCTGGGTGCAGAACGAAGCGACCGCCGCGAACAACGGGCTCTATGTCGTCACACAGACGGGCAACGGCTCCGCGCCCTATATCCTCACGCGCGCGATCGACGCGAACACGCCTGCGGCTCTCGGCTATGGCTATGCGCTCGTGCTCGCGGGCACGAAATGGGCGGGCTATGGCATCGGCGTGGCACTCGCCGCCCCAAACATCGCGATCGGCACGACGGCGCTCAATCCCGTCGCGTTCACGGGCAGCGCTGCGGTGGCGTCCGCCGTCGCCGCAGAAGCGACGCGCGCGCAAGGTGCCGAGACACTACTTAAGTCGTGGCAGATTACCTCCGCAATAGCGGCCAACGGGTTGATGCAATATGGCGGCACCGACACGGTCGTTCCACTCATCGTCGATTCTTCTGGGAACGTCATCTATGGTGTAAACCGCACGACGGGAAAGGCGGTGCTCGGAATATCATCGACCGATCCCGGCGTCGTCGCGGCCATTTTTCAGGGTGTGATCAAGTACGCGCCGCAGCTTCAAACCTATTCCGGGACGGACAGGCTTCAGCCTCTCGTCGTTGACTCCAACTCCGGCGTTGTTCTCGGTATCGATACTGTTACGGGTCTGCTAGGCGGCTCAGGCGTTGTCGGACTGGTGTCCGGGGCCAGCACGCAATCCGGCACCTATGCGCCCCTTCAGAGCGGCAGTGCGCCGCAACTGCGCGGCTGGAACGGCTTTGTAACCTATGGACAATCGCTGTCCGAAGGTCTGAACGCTTTTCCGGCACTCTCGACATCGCAGCCTTATAGCAATCTGACGTTCGGCAGCGGGCCGCGTTCCGGTAAGCCAGGCAATTCCTACGGCGCGGTCAATACAAGTCCGGGAACGACCACGAGTAGGGCTCTTTTCGAGGATGTGATATCGCCGGCGGAAGATGGCTCGACAACAGGCGGCGAAACCGTTTGTTCGGCCGCAATGAACTGGGCGTGCACGCGTGCCGCCATTGACCTCGGAAAGTTGCCATCCACCTTTATCAACTTCGCATCGGCACCAGGTCACGGGTCCTATTCGATCACGCAATTGAATTCCGGCGCGGCGTGGTATGGCGCGTATCAAGACCATGTGTCGGGCGCGCATTCGCTCGCAGTTGCAGCATCGCAAACTTATGCTTTGCACGCTGTCAACTGGATGCAGGGTGAGGCTGACGCCGAAAACTGCATGTCGCGGTCAACTTACGCCTCGAATTTCGAAGCGCTGCAGGGACAGCTTAACACCTATGCGCAGGGCGTGACGAGCCAGAGTTGGCCCGTCGCGGTCCTCACGTATCAGACGCCATCATGCCCGCCCTATGGCAACGCCGGACAGCCAGGATATCCCACGCTGCTTGCCGCACGCGCGAACATTGTGCTGGCACAGAATGATGCAATCGCTGCGAACGACAACATCTATCTTGTTGGCGCATGCTACCATCTGCCGTTCTATTCAGATGGCGTTCACCTCAATAACATCGGTCAGATGTGGTATGGCCATTATGTCGGTCGCGCCTACAAGCAACTCGTGATTGAAGGCCGTGTGCCGGATTGTATTCAGCCGGCCTCGGCGACCGTGAAAGGAACGACGCTCAATATCCGTTTCAACGTGCCGCGAGCGCCGCTGGTACTCGACTCCTTCTTCGTCCCTGCGGCAACAAATTTCGGCTTTGAAGTGATTGACGATTCCGGTGTAGCAACGATCAGCGCTATACAGGTTGTGAACAACAACACCGTGACGATGACGCTCGGCCGCGCTCTGAGCACTAATCCCTTTGCTCGGTATGCGCTCGACTATCTCGGAACCGGCATGAATCTCTCTGGCGGCGCAAGCGGCAATCTACGCGATAGCACGAGCGATTCCTTTACCTATTCGAGCACGACGTACCCGCTTTGGCACGTTTGTCCGGCCTTTCAATTGCCGGTCATCGCGCTCGATCCGAATTCTTAGGAGATACAGAAATGACGATACCAACCCCAGTCATCCAACTTCCTTTCACTGTGCAGAACGCAAGCGGTTACACTCTGGGATCGCCGAGTTTGCTCACACCAATGTTCTATAGCTTGGCGGAACCTTTGGCCGACGGTCACTGGCTTTTCGGAACGGATAACCCTGGTATTACCGATCTGATTGCAGGTGCAGCGATGACGCCGTTTAGCACGTCACCGACGGAAAGCGCTGGCTACCTAACGATGAGCGGCCTAGAAGGCGGCATCTATTCGCCTTTCCTCGATGCGACCGAACAGACGATCATTTGTACGCATCAGAAAATTGCATATTCCGGGCTTGGTTCAACCGTGGTATCGATCATGGGGTGCTGGGACCAGGCGAATTCTCTTGGCCAGCTCCTCTACATCGATTCATCTGGTTATGAGATTAATACGCACGGAGCGAATTACGGAAAGACAACTGTACCCCCTCCATCAGGTGCGGCGACCGGCGCATGGATATTCGGAGCGGTAAGCCAATCGAACAATGCAACGCAACGTCAGGTTTATTGGGGCAACGGAAGCCTAACGCAGCAAGTGGTCACGAAAAGCTCTGCAGCGCATGACACCTACCTACAGGACAACGGGCTCTTCAATCCAGCCGCGAACACTCTGTCCGTCGCGGAATTTATCCATTTTTCGTTCGCGCTCTCGGCAACGCAGTTGGCTTCCGTCTATGCCAGATCTAAGGTGAGGCTCGCGGCGAGGGGCATCACAGTTTACTGAGTGCACCTCTCGATATCTCTGATTTTGCGCGCGGGGTTTCCCGCGACAAGCGTCCACGGCTCAACGTCTTTGGTCACCACGGCTTTCGCGCCCACAACGGCGCCTTCCCCGATCGTGACGCCTTTCAGAATGGTGGCGCCGACTCCTATCCACGATTTGTCGCAGATCGTCACCGGCGCAATCGGCACATGTGTCCAATCTTTCCGGCCGGCCATGAATTCCACTGCGTCATTCCGCCGGTTTTTAAAAGCCAGCGCGTGGCTGTCATGGTCGACGATCGTGACATCCCACGAAACGTGCACGTCGTCGCCGATGGTCAAATGATCCGCGACCGAGAACACGGATGACCCCACCCATGATCGGGTGCCGACGGTCATGCGCCCCGCGGGCCGTTCGAATGCAACGTGCGCATTGACAAGGGACTGCTCGCCCACTTTGAGACAGGACTGTCGCGAACCGCGTAGCCGGAGAGGATTGATTATCGCCGAACGCGGAGCATCGAGCGTAACCGCAACCGGGTAAATCCTGCGCAACATCTTCATGATGAGAACGCGCAATGGCATCGGTCATTTCTTTCGCGGCGGGGTCAATCAGCACCCATTTCTTGGTATGACGAACCCGCTCTGAAGAGCCACCAGCGAGATGAATTCGTTGGCATCATGAGCTGGCATCGGAGCGTATTTGACAATCGCTCTCATGAGGGTCGCCATTCTGTGTTTATTGTAGTCCGGATGTAATCGGTCCACTGCGAGACCGTCGCTCACTCGGACGATGGGTTGGGTGCGCACTATTTCGTCGAAATCGACAAGCGGCTGCTTGCCAACGACGCCGTGCGTTCGCGGGACTTCCTGATGCAT